GATAGACCTAACGTAGAATACTTTTTTGAAGATGTTTCTACTTGCAAGCTAACAGAGAAGATTACACGACCATTAGCAATTATGCATTTAGCAAATAGTCCTCGTGTTAGGCGTTCGCTTGAAGAGCCTAGAGACACTATAGATAATAACATAACTACAACAACTGCTGTTGCTGATTGGGCAAGACACTGGCACACATTCTTGTTCTTCGCAACATCTTCAAGTACACAGTATAAAGATTCAGTCAATCCGTATACTTGGAGCAAAGCAGCGTGTGAAGGAATATTGGAATTGTATAAAGAGTTGTATGATCTTAAATACATGAAAATGTTCTTTTACAATGTGTATGGTCCTAGAGAAGCAGACTACGGTCCATACAGTACAGTAATACGAAAGTTTAAGAAAGATTATTTGAAAGGAAATCCTCTTACTATTTTTGGTAATGGAAGTAAAGAGAGAGATTTTACTCATGTAGATGATGTGGTACAAGGCATATTGCAGTTGTTAGTAGACCCTAATCACCACGAAGAAGTACATTTCGGCAAAGGTGATCCTAAGACTATACTATCAATTGCTCAAGCATTTAACACCTCAATCGTTCATAGTTTTGATAAACCGGGCGAAGCGCAAACAACGATTTGCAAAAAGCCTTATATAGAATGTCCTAATGATGTCTTCAGTTACATTGATAACTGGTTGAAGGAGAACACGATTGACAATTAGAGTAGTAAACGAATTTATGGCTAACCCAGAAAAATTAACAGACGTTTTTGTGATAACAAAAAAGTTTAATACTCCCTCTGAGTTTTCTCAGCATATTGAAAGAAGAGCGGTACACACAAATTCTACTTGCATGGATATTCTATTAGAATACTGTGTTAAAAATGATATCGAAATTGAGAGTGTAAACAAACTTCTTAGTTCTAGTTTGAAAGACAAATTAGAAGCTGAGGCTCAAGACTTAAACTTACTCAAGGTGAAGGCAAATAAACTACCTTTTTAATATGGAACCTTTTGACGTTTATAAAGTGTACATGGCACTCAAGTTACACTTTACAACCAAGAGTTACGACATCACCCAAACTAAAGGTGCTGTTCGTGCTAAGAAAGAAACTTTCCTAAAGCGAAAAGATATAATGTCTTTTCGTAAGTTGGCAAGGGACTTTAAGCGATCTGAAATTATCGACATCTTAGTTGCTAACTTTGTTAGTGGTGACAAGTGGGGCGGCATCTTTGATGCTAGTCTACTAGAAACCCATAAAAAGTGGTTGACAAACAAGAAAAGAATGTTGTATAATTTCAATACAGACTTAGATAATATTCTATTTCGAATGGAAAAAGATGGAATCAAGTCTGCGATATTTGAAGGAGGTCATCCTCTAATTTTTAGAATGATTATGGGACATGATATCAACTTGGAAACAGTAGTTATGTTAGAAAAGTTGCGTCCCTTTGTGAGTCAGTACAGTGATGATTTCGTACTTGAGGATACTTGCCTTCTTGTATCAAAATATAAACCCTTTGTTCGTTTTGACAAAGATAGTATTAATTCACAGTACATGGAGAAATTGATTTCAATTTACGGTGATGAGTAAATCTAATAAGTTTAAACCGCAAGAAAAGCGCATCAAGCGCATCGAAAAACGCCCTGAAAAGAAAATTGACAGGGAACTAAAGAGTATAAATAAGATTGATACATCGAAGTTAGATGATGTATTCGAAAACTTTTATACAAAGTAATATAACGCTATATATCGCAATACAACTATACAACGCATACAAGGAGAAATCATATGTCGTTTAATTCACTATCCGATCTACGCAAGGCCCGTGGCAACTTCGATTCACTTATGAAGGAAGTTGAAAAACTCGATTCACCTCAACAAGGTAACAAAGGTGATGACCGAGAGTGGAAGCCTACAGTAGACCAAGCAGGTAACGGCTACGCTGTTATTCGTTTCCTCCCTGCTCCACAAGGCGAAGACATGCCGTGGGCACAACTTTGGAATCACGGTTTCCAAGGTCCAACTGGTAAGTGGTATATCGAAAACTCACTTACTACACTCAAGCAAACTGACCCTGTATCAGAACTCAACTCAGAGCTTTGGAACAGCGGTGTAGAAGCTAATAAAGA